GCAACTGGTGTAGGTTTCCCTATCTCAGATTCAGTTGGTGCAAAAGCATCCATCAAGTATGAATCAAATGAAGGTGGAGACAACAAGTACGAATTCAAAACTGGATTAAAGTACAAGTTCTAAACCTTTATACATAATTACACAACTGAAGAGACCCACCAATAGGGTCTCTTTTTTATTCAACTAAATTTATGCAATACTATGTGAACTGTACACCTCGGCATATGAGAGAAAAAGAGAATATCAATATTGATGTTCCTACCTCTGATGTCGAGGATTTTCTTTATTATGTTCGTCTCTTAGCAGACGAAAGAAATATTTCATCACGTCGTGCCTTTGGCGAACTTGTCAGAGGTGTTTACCAACAACTTATGGAGAAAGAGTATGACCGTCAAGATCGTAAGAGTCGCCAACGGGGAAGACATAATTGCTGATGTTCAAGAAGCATATCCAAACAAAGAAGTCTATGCTCCTATTGGATACTTCCTTACTAATCCTTATCAGGTTATAGTAGAAGCAACAGCAGAAATGCTCTTTGAAGAAGGCACTACCGATGAACCACAAAAGATTAATGATCTTAATATGCAACTGTTTCCTTGGATACCTATGTCAGCAGACAAACGTTGTCTAGTTCAGTTGAGTCAGGTTCAAACAATCTACAATCCACACCCAGAGATTCAAAACAAATGGGAAAAATTAACAGAGGCAGATGAAAATGGCACCGATCAAACTGGTGATACTGAGAAACAATCTTAGTTATCTTATGGGAGAAGTTACTGAATTAGATGAAGAACCCTCTTATCTAATTACAGGATGTATGCTAATGGAAGGTGATAAATTTACATCGTTCCCATTACATACAGATCAAAGAGATTGCTTCTTGACATCTGATGTAATTCTGACTATAGTAGATCCATCTAAAGAAGCAATAACCAATTACAAGAAAGCACTGTGAGCAGATTATACTCTAACGTAACTTTACTAGGTGACTCTATCCTCTGTAGAGGATATGAAAATGGTGATCAAGTATCGTTCAAAGAGATTATCAAACCTACATTATTTGTACCATCACCTAAAGGTAAATGGAAATCCTTGACAGGTGAATCAATGACACCTGTAAAACAGGATGGTGCTAAACGTGCAAGAGAGTTTCTTGAAAAATATAAAGACGTTGATAACTTTGAAGTTCACGGTTATGAACGTTTTGTATATCAATGGATCTCTGACAAATATCCAGGTCAACTTAAATTTAATATAGATCAAATGAAGATCTATACTATTGATATTGAGGTTGCCTGTGAAAATGGATTCCCTGATGTAGAAGCATCACAAGAGGAAATGCTTTGTATTTCAATTAAAGATCTTGCAACTGGTAAGTTTATTACTTGGGGAACTCGTGAAGCAAAGGTAGAATCTGAGTATCGTGTGTTCTGGACAGAGCAAGAGATGCTTGAGGATTTTGTTAAGTGGTGGTGTTCTAATACACCTGATATTATTACTGGTTGGAATTGTAACCTGTATGATATACCTTATATCTGTCGTCGTATAGAACGTGTCTTAGGAGACAAGTGGCAGAAGTCATTGTCACCTTGGAATAAAGTTAATATGAGAGAGGTCTACATCCAAGGACGTAGAAATCTTGCATACGATATACTTGGTGTTAGTATCTTAGACTATCTTGATCTCTATAGAAAGTTTACATACACCAACCAAGAGTCATATCGTTTAGAACATATTGCTACAGTAGAACTAGGTGAAGGTAAATTAGATCACAGTGAGTTTGAAAACTTTAAAGATTTCTATACAGAGCATTGGCAGAAGTTTGTAGAGTATAACCTTAAAGACGTTGATCTAGTTCATAGATTAGAAAAGAAGATGAAACTTCTTGAACTAGCAGTGACTATGGCATATGATGCCAAGGTAAATTTTGAAGATGTGTATTCTCAGGTTCGTACTTGGGATACTCTTATATACAACTATCTTAAGGAGAGAAAGATCTGTGTTCCACCTCGTCAAGAAAGTAAAAAGGATGACAAATACGCAGGTGCGTACGTTAAGGAACCTGTACCTGGGTTATATGATTGGGTGGTTAGTTTCGACCTTAACTCTCTGTACCCTCATCTCATTATGGAATATAACATTTCACCAGAGACTTTGGTTCCCACTAGATACCCAAGTATCAGTGTTGACAAAATCTTAAATGATGAGATCACTATTGATAGTGAGTATTGTGTTGCTGCTAATGGAGCACAGTATAGGAAAGACATCCACGGTTTCTTACCTCAGATGATGCAAAAGATCTACGATGAACGTAAGATCTATAAAAAGAAAATGCTTATCGCCAAATCTCAATACGAGAAGACAGGTAACAAAGCATTACAAGCAGACATATCTGCTTTCAACAATATACAAATGGCACGTAAGATTCAACTTAACAGTGCTTATGGTGCTATCGGAAATCAATACTTCCGATACTTTAATATTGCTAATGCCGAGGCAATTACATTGTCTGGACAGTTATCTATCCGTTGGATAGAAAACAAAATGAACTCTTACATTAACAAAATTTTAAAAACTAAGGAGACTGATTATGTTATTGCTTCTGATACCGATTCCATTTATCTTAATTTGGGTCCTCTGGTTAAAACTATATTCAAGGGCAGAGAGACAAGCGATAAAAGCATTCTCAGGTTCCTTGAAAAGGTGTGTGATGTGGAACTTGAAAAGTATATTGAGAATTCTTATGAAGCGTTGGCAACCACTGTAAACGCATACGATCAAAAGATGTTTATGAAGCGAGAGAACATCGCTAACAAAGGCATCTGGACTGCTAAGAAGAGATACATTCTCAACGTATGGAATAGTGAAGGTGTTCAGTATGCTGAACCTAAACTAAAGATGATGGGTATCGAAGCAGTTAAATCATCTACTCCTTCTGCTTGTCGTACAGCAATTAAAGATGCACTGAAAGTTATTATGAACGGTAGTGAGTCTGATGTACAACAATTTGTAGGAGACTTTAGACAGAAGTTTGAAAGTATGCCACCAGAAGATATTGCATTCCCTCGTGGATGTAATGGGGTTGGCAAATTCTCAAACCCTGTTACAATATATGGTAAGGGAACTCCTATTCACGTACGTGGTGCTTTACTATATAATTTCCACGCGAAGAAAACTAAGATCACACACAAGTATCCTCTCATACAAGAGGGAGAGAAAGTAAAGTTCATTTATCTTCGACGACCAAATAAGATTAACGAAAACGTTATCTCATTCTTCCAAACATTACCAAAAGAGTTTGGACTTGACAAATACATAGATTTTGATCTACAATTCCAGAAGAGTTTCCTTGATCCTTTACAGGTAATTATGGATACTATTAATTGGAAAGCAGAAAAAATCGCTACCCTAGAAGACCTTTTTGTATGACATCAGCATTTTTTAAAGACATCATCAGCGACATTGGAAACGAATACGCAGGTGTTGTATCAGATGGAGTATCAGCAGGAGACGTTGCGTCTTTTGTAGATACAGGCAGTTACATCTTTAATGCCCTAGTAAGTGGTTCCATTAATGGTGGTATCCCTTCAAACAAAATCACTGCTATTGCAGGTGAGAGTAGTACAGGTAAAACTTTCTTCACTCTTAGTGTTGTGAAGAGTTTCCTAGAAAGAAATCCAGACGCAGGTTGTATTTACTTTGAATCTGAATCTGCATTATCTAAAGATATGATTGAGTCTAGGAACATTCCATCAGATCGTATGGTCTTAGTTCCTGTTACAACAGTTCAAGAGTTTAGAACTCAATCATTAAGAATTGTTGACAAATATTTAGAACAACCAGAGGCAGAACGTAAACCATTAATGTTTGTTCTCGACTCTCTTGGTATGCTTTCAACATCTAAAGAAGTACAAGACTCCTCTGATGGAAAGGATACTAGAGATATGACTCGTGCTCAAGTTGTGAAAGCAATTTTTAGAGTTCTTACTCTTAAGTTGGGTAAAGCAAATATACCTATGATTGTCACAAACCATACATATGATGTAGTGGGTGCCTATGTACCTACAAAAGAAATGGGCGGTGGTTCTGGTTTAAAATATGCAGCATCGACTATCATCTATCTTGCTAAGTCAAAAGAGAAGGATGGTAAAGATGTAATCGGAAACATCATTAGATGTGAAACGAAGAAATCTAGGTTTACAAAAGAAAATGTTAAAATTGCTACACGTCTTTACTACGATGAACGTGGACTTGACCGTTACTACGGACTACTGGAGTTGGGTGAGAAATATGGAGTTTTTAAACGTAAGGGGAACCGTATTGATCTTGGGGATTCTAGCGTTTATCCTTCTGCTATTCTCAAAGACCCTGACAAATACTTCACCCCCGAAATAATGGAAGCATTAGACAAGGCAGCATACCAAGAATTTGCATACGGATAGTGGAATTAAGAGATTACATCCAAATCTATGACTATACGTTATCTACAACTGTTTGTAAAAACATTGTTAGGTTATTTTCTAGTCAGGTTCACGAAGAGGTAGACCAAAAAGGTATGCCTAAGTTTCGTCAATTCAACATCACACAAGCAATAGATGACAATGAGCATAATCTCAATGTCTCTCCTTGGTCTGAGTGGGGATTGATACAGAATGCTTTGATTGAATCATCACATCACTATGTCCAAAAATATATGGAGGATGTAGATTGTAAACCATACTTCCCTATCAAATCTGCTCTTGAACAATTCAGAGTCAAGAAATATGAGAAGGGAACTGATGATCGTTTTGATAAACACGTTGATGTAGGAGACCACGCATCTGCTCGTAGGTTCTTATCAATGTTCTGGTATCTAAATGATGTCAGTGAAGGTGGTGAAACCGTTTTTGATAATGGTCCCACAATTAAACCAAAAGAAGGTAGACTTGTTATGTTCCCTCCTTTATGGTTATACCCACATCAGGGTAAACGTACTATATCTGATGATAAATTCATCGTGAGTTCTTACACACATTATGTCTAATCTTGAATCTTTAATTTTATCATCATTATTTTATAATGAAAAATATACTCGTAAAGTTCTTCCACATATTAAAGGAGAATACTTTGAAGATATTAATAACAAAATAATATATGAAGAGACTTCAAAATATTTTGTAAGTTATGATGGTCTTCCTACTAAAGAAGCATTACACATTGAACTGGAAACTCGTAAAGATCTTACGGATGACCAGTCTAAGACGATAGAAAATTCTATTTCTAATTTTGAAGAATCACCACACGATATAAATTGGTTGGTTGATTCAACAGAGAAGTGGTGTCGTGATCGTGCAATCTATAATGCTTTATTAGAATCAATTCAAATTGCAGATGGAGAAAAGAAAGCAGGTAGAGATTCTATCCCATCTTTACTCACAGATGCCCTTGCTGTAAGTTTTGATAACTCTGTTGGACACGACTACATTGATGATGCTGATGATAGATTTGATTTCTATCATAGAAAAGAAGAGAAGATACCTTTCGATATTTCTATGTTAAATAAAATAACTAAAGGTGGTTTAAGTAAGAAGACATTGAACATCGCACTGGCAGGAACTGGTGTTGGTAAGTCATTGTTTATGTGTCACGCAGCATCATCACATTTAATGCAAGGATATAATGTTCTTTACATTACTTGTGAAATGGCAGAGGAAAAGATTGCTGAACGTATTGATGCAAACCTTTTAAATGTAAATGTACAACAGTTAGAAACATTACCTAAAGTAATGTATGATAATAAGATGACAAAGGTTGCAGAGAAAACACAAGGTCGTTTAATTGTGAAAGAATATCCAACTGCTTCAGCACACGTAGGTCATTTCAAATCTCTACTACAAGAGTTAGCAATCAAAAAGTCTTTTACTCCTGACGTAGTGTTTATAGATTACTTAAATATCTGTGCATCTGCTAGATATAAAGGAGCAATAGTTAATTCTTACACTTATGTTAAAGCAATCGCTGAAGAACTCCGTGGTCTTGCTGCTGAGTGCAACCTTCCTATCATTAGTGCTACTCAAACTACTAGATCAGGTTACGGTAATTCAGACGTGGAACTTACCGACACTTCTGAATCTTTTGGTCTTCCTGCAACTGCTGACTTTATGTTTGCTCTTATCTCTAGCGAAGACTTGGAAGCGAACGGTCAAATAATGATCAAGCAATTAAAGAATAGATACAATGATCCTACAATGAACAAAAGATTTGTTGTGGGTATTGACAGAGGGAAGATGAGACTGTATGATTGTGAACAGCAGGAAAATATTATAGATCCTGGTCACAATGGTGAGGAAACACCTAAACTTCAACCAACATTATTTACTGATTTTAAAGTATGACTTCTACACCAGACCCAATGCCTCAAGATTTTAAGGGGTTCGCATCACCTGCTGCTAAGAAAATGAAGGATCGTCCAAAGCAAGAGAAGTTTGATATTGATCTTGATAAGTACACAGACTTCGTTGATTTGGTAACATCCGATGCAAGTAAGAGTTATGAATCTCTAATAGAAAGGTACGAGGAACTACATAAAGAAGGGTGTAAAATAGAAAGACTCGATACCGCAGCATCAGGATTGGTTGCAGAAGCGGGAGAGTTTATGGAACTTGTCAAGAAAATCAAATTTCAAGGTAAACCTTGGAACGATGATGTTAAAGACCACCTTGTTACAGAACTCGGAGACATAATGTGGTATGCTGCACAAGCAGCAATGGCATTAGATGAACGTCTTGCAGAGATAATCTTCCGTAATACAGTGAAACTTGCATCTCGCTATCCAGAGGGAGAGTTTTCTATAGAACGTTCAGAGCAACGTAAGGAAGGTGATAGATAAACCACAACTGGAGAAAATGACTAATTTTCCTTTATCAGATATAAAACCAAAGGTTAAAGTACCTGGGGTAGGGAGTTTCTACACTAAACAAGAAGTAGAACTCTTATTAAAAAAGACATTAGAAGAAGCAAGAAAGATAGATGAAGAATCTATGCGTAA